ACAAAAAATCTTGTTCGAGTTTTCGTCCCATTTTTGTAAATTCGGTTGACACGGTGTCGTATTTCATTTCTTTGACTTCGTCCATTGACTTTTTAGTCTTATCGAGAGAACCGTTCGTCTTCGTCAATGCTTTAACGCCCTCGATTCCGAGGTCTTCCCACATTGTGCCGAACAAGTCGACACCGGCTTGATTCTGTTTCACTTTATCGTCCATTTGGAGAAGTGCCTTCAATGTCTTTTGAGTGGCTTTTTGTGCCGATTCTCCACCTTTTGCAAATGCTCCTCGCATTTCGTCAGCGTTCAACCCGACAAGTTTGAATCCTTCCGTTGTACTCTCAGCGGTGTCTTTGGTGCGAATACCGAACTCCTTCATCGCGTCACCCAATTTGTCAACGGAGAAGGTTCCGGCTTCGGTGCCATTAGCGAGAGAGTTGAAAAAGTCGTCGGCGTCATATCCCAATTGCTTATAGTGGACACCGTATTCATTGATTGTGTCCAGCAAATCATCATTTTTGTTCAATCCGTTTTGTGCGCCTTGAACGATGAGGTTATACGCCTCGGTTCCAGTAATTCCGAATTGCTCCATCAACATATTGACCGCTCTCATGGATTCTTTAACGTCCATGTCGAACGTATCTCGGAGCGCAATCGCGTTCTCCGTCAACTCTTTCAACTTTGACGGATCGGTTTCCTTTGTTTGTTGTTTGACTTCCGCCATCGTGTCGGCGATGTCCTGGAGTGAGTCACCGATTCCCGAACGATAAACTTCGTTCATTTCCGTTTTGAATTTCTTCATCTCCTCGGCAGACGCTCCGGTTTGAGCCTGGAAACTTTTATTTGCGTTTCCCGTTTCTGTAACGAGCGTTTTCATGCTCTCAACGGTGTTTTCTGCCAATGCTTTCAAGCCGTCAGCGATGAGAGTTGCAATCGCTCCTTTCATCACCGTGAAACCTTCCTCGGCTTTCTCCGATGATTTTTTCACATCATCGAGGGACTTACTCGCGTCTTCACTCTCATTCTCCAAATCTGAGAGTTTTGCATTATATTTCGAGAGACTCGCCTCGGCTTTTCCGAGAGAGGCTTTTTGGTTGTTAATCTTAATCAACAACTCCTCGGCACCTTTTGAGGTTTCACCTTCTGCCTCAACTACTAATCTATATTGAGTCTCTAAACTTTCTAATTTCTTCTTCTCCGCGTCAATGACGGTGTTCAATTGAGTGATTTTCGCACTTATTCCGTCCGCGCTTGTTGACCAATTGTCCATTCCGGCGGTAGCCGATTTGAACTCAGAGTTTGCAAGTCTGATTTGCCGTTGTGCCTCTTGCATACTTTTCTTCAATTCCGAAATGTCGACTTTGAATTTAGTTGTCGGTTGTTTTTCTGCCATTATTTTTTCACCGCCTTACAAGAAAAATCCGCCAGGTGGCACTACTACCAACGCGCCTCCACGTCGATTCATTCGTGATAAACTCACCCAGCGGATTTTATTTTTAATACCATGTTGTTGCTTTTCGACGATAAACTCTTTCTTTTCTGTTTCCAGTTTCGTCGAAATTGCGTTCGTTGTAACCGTGCAACCGCCTCAACAAAAGAAAAACCTCTTTTGCTTTGTATGATCTCAATTGAATCGGATTGAATCCGCGAAATCTTTCGCATAAATTCACACTTGCTTCAAATAACGATTCATACAATGTTGGAGGATTGCACTCCTCTAGTTTCCCGAATCACTTCCCAAATCCATAATTTCTGAAAAGGCATACGCGATAACTTCTGTGAAAATTGGAATCAACTCTTTGACTTTCGTGTTGCGGAGTTCTTCCGTAGTGACACCCGGAAATACATCGCATAAGAACGGCGTCAAAAGTGGAATCGCTTTGATGATTAACTTTCCGACTTCTAATCTCCACGTTGTAGAATCTCCGGATGTCAATTTGTCGATGTCTGCAACACCGATGACGTCTTCGAGAGTGCCGAACATGATGTCAGCCGTTTCCGTCTCGTAGGTCTTTACAACTTTGCCTTTTTCATAAATGTTTAATTTCAGCATGATTCATTCCTCCCTCTCAAATCATTAACCTTGTGCGTTTGCCGTGATGATGTCATCCGGAGTCTGCACCTTCGCAAAAAACTCACTTTCCGTTTTTCCACAAGTAGCAGACGGACAATTGATTCCGGACGCCCCCTTGTTATCATTTGCAACAAACTTGTGAGTTGTGGAAATTCCGGTGTAATTTAAGGTCTGACCGTTCGCGCCGGTTCCGTTATCCTTTGTTGCATGAGTGGAGCCTGGACGTGCGAATTTGCCTTTCATTCTCCAAACGAATACCTCGTTCCCATCTGTATCATCGGTAATGTAACCGATTGCCAAATACGGAGCAATTGCGACACCTTCGATGAGTGTTCCAGTCGCTTCGTCATATTTCTGACCGGTAATTTTTGAGATTACGCTCAACGGAACCGCTGAAACATTTACTCCGATTGTATCGGAGCCGACTGAGTCAATGACAACACCTGGGATGTTATCATAATAATGAGCCTCAGAACTCGAATCTGTTTCTTTTGATAATTCGCTTGTACCGGCGATAGGGAACGGAGTTCCGAATGTGATTTCATCGCCATTGTCAGCCAATACCTCGGCACCAACTAAACCTCGAATACCTCTGTACTCAACAATTTTATCCATGATATTTTACCTCCTAAATTTTAATTTTCGCGATAAAGAACGTTCATCCCTCGCCCGGTGTGAGTCGGTTCATCGGACGCTACCGAATGACCGGAACCGGAAACAATGAAGCCGTTCTTTTTCAACAATTCTTTTGCTTTTTTTAACATGGAATACGGCAACGCCGGATCCATCGAATAAAAATTAACATCGTAATCAAAAATTTCTGATTGGGACTCATTGTCATAATGTGAACCATCGGAAGAATCGTTGTTCCACCAGGTAAAGAAACTTTCCGGATATTCTTCTTCGTCTGCAACTGAACCTTGTAAACTCACGTCATAACCGAAAGATTCCAGCAACTCAATCAACAAATCCTCCATGACATCACCCTCCAATCATTTTCGAAAACTCTTTTTGAAATATTTCCTCTTGCTTTTCTGCAATTTCTTTTTTTACTTTGTTCCCATAAATATCGTTATACAACTTCGTGTCTTTCTTCATTCTAGGTGTTCCATACATGAGAAAGATGGACGCCAGTCCTTCGGGTAAATCGAAACCGATGTCAATACTCGCCGTTGTACCTTCCCATTTCACATGAGGTTTGGCGACAATTGCTTTCTCTGTGCGACCACTCCGATGATGTTTCGCCATATCTTGACGTAACCTCGGAGTGATTGTTTCATGCGCGACTTCCAAGCATTTCTCAACGGTATCTTTCACGTTTCCACCGTTTACGTCGAGCCTTTCGATTAACTCCTCGAAACCTTCGATTTGCAAACCGATTTTGTTTTTCGCCATTACGCGCCACCTCCAACGGCTCGCACTTTGAACACCAAGCGTTGATTCCGCATATTCACATTCTCCGGCTCGCCCAATATTTCATACGTCGTTCCGGCAATCGTGATGAGAGAGTCGCTCGTGATGTCCGGTCGATACCACGTCTCAACGGTTCCAGTTCGTTCGACAACGACTTGATCGTTTGACGTTCGCTCCGTCCCTCCAAACGTTCGAAAAGATATATAAATCAATTCGCGCTCGGAGTAGATTTTCGTTGAGACACTTTTAATTTTTTTCGTGCCTATAACGTTTTTAACAAAAGCCGGTGTCGTGTAAGGCGTGTTCGGTGAAAATCCACTCATTTGAACACCCCCTAAAAAATCTCGAAGTTTACTCGAGTGCCTCTACAAGCAACGTTTTCAACGTCACATTCGACAAGATAAAGTAAATCGGCTCCGTCAATGTCAATTTCATCAACACCGTTCCATTCTTTCCAATATCGAACGTCAACGACTTCTCCATATGCCGGCAAGGTTCCACCGCCTAAACGATAAATATAATGATTTCCCTCACCTAATTCCGGAGTAACCGTCAACGTAGTCATCATGTTCTCATAACTTACCGGAGTTGTAGTGACGGTAAGAGATGGGATTCGGTTGACGTCAATTGGAACAACCGTACCATCTGACAAAACCATCTGCCCACTTTTAACGACGTCTTCTCCGTTGACTCTCAACTCAGCGCTCACAACCTCATTTCCGCTTGTCGGAGTTACCTCCGAACTTTCCGCGGAATTAGATTTATAAACCATCTGAAT